AGGCCATCCCGCAGCCTCCCGCTCCCGGCAACCCTGACGAGGCGCGGCGCGTGGAGCACACGCGGCATCGGTACGCGATGCTCGAGGGCAGATGGCTCGGCCTGCTCGAGGCTCGCCTCGAGGCCCAGCTCGGCACAGTGCGCCGCGCCGCCTGGGGCATCCCTGACATCAGCGCGAACCCCTACCGTGTCGTGTGTACGGAGCTCGCTACGCTGTACGATGCCGAGCCGGACGTTCGGCACAACCAGTTCGCGCCGAGCGCGAACCTCGACCGCCTGCTGGGATCGGATGGCAGCATCGCGCGCAGTGGCCTGTGGTCGCAGATGTCGCGCTTCCAGAGCATGACGATCGGCCTGCGCGAGATGTGGATGCGCGTGGACGTGGAGGACGGGCGCCTCGTCTACCGTCCCGTACCTCCGCACATGACGATCGCGGAGGCCGATCCCGCGCGTCCGACCGTCCCGACGATGTTTGGCGAGCTGCGCCTGCGGTGGGTGCGTGACGCCTACGTCTGGACGTTTGAGGTCTGGGACATTCGCGACCTCGAGGCGCCGACCTACCGGGTCTATGAGGCGCTCGACGGATGGCAGTTTGGCCGCAACTTGACCGCCGAGCTCCACGGCGCGACCTACGACGGCGCGGACTACCCGGCCTCCTGGCGCCGCGCGAACGGTACGCCGGTGATCCCGGCGCAGCTGTACCATGCGAGCACCTATGGTGACCGGCTGTTCGATCCATTCGCCGGGATCGAGCTCTACGAGGGCTCGCTCAATCTCGCGGTGCTGTACAGCTACCTCAATCACTGTCTCCGCGATGCGTCCTACCCGCAGCGCTACGCGATCGGCGTCCGAGTGGCCGGCATGGAGTCCACGGATCTCGGCACGCGCTCGGCTCGTGCGGAGGTCACGACGGATCCGACGACGATCCTGATGCTCGATCCGGTCGCTGAGACGACGCAGCCGATGGTTGGCCAGTATCAGGCCGGCGCCGACGTGGAGAAGCTGGAGAGCACGATCGCGGCGATCGCGCATCGCCTCGCTACGGATGCCGGCCTCGCGCCTTCCGAGCTGCAGCGCACCTCGGGCAGCGCTCGTAGCGGGTATGCCATCAGTCTCTCGCAGGAGGGCAAGCGCTCGGCGCAGCGCAAGTACGTGATGCAGTTCCGCCGCTCCGACGAGGCGCTCGTGGCGCTCTCGGCCATCCTGTTCAACCGATGGGCCGAGCGGGAGTCGCAGCCGACGAACTACCCGGAGGGCGGGTACTCGGTCCTCTACCGCGAGATCCCGCTGAGTCCTGACGAGCTCGACGCGCGCCGGAAGCACGTTCTCGAGATGCTGGGTGCTGGCCTGATGGATCAGGTCGAGGCGCTCCGGTACTTCGGCTCGCTGTCCGAGCAGGACGCGCTGGCCAAGCTCGCAGGGATCAAGGCGATGGCGGCTGCAGAGGCGCCGGCTGCGACCCCAGAAGAAGGAACAAGAACGGGGGAGCCGGCGCCCGCCGCCGCAGTATCACCGGACCATGCCGAGGCGATGGCCGAGGCAGTGGACGAGCTCCGCGCCTCGGAGGAGGCGCTGGACGGCGTGCTGGCCGGCACGCTCACGACCGACCAGCGAGACGTGCTGCGCGCTGTCCTCGAGAGCCTCCGCGAGGCCCGCGGCTACCTGACGGGGCAGGAGGTCGAGGCCGAGACGGAGCTCCCTGGAGAGGTCGAGAGCGAAGCCTCTGAGGAGGAGTAGTGCCCTTCGTCAGCGATGCACAGCGCGAGTACCTCCGACGCAACGAGCCCGCGGTCTACCGTGAGTTCAAGCGTGCCGAGGAACGCGGGATCCTTGATCTCAAGCCGCCGGTCACGGTGGCCGAGGCGGCGCGGCGCGGCCTCGAGCTGCGCGCCGAGTACGGGCGCGGAGGGACCGCGGTAGGTGTCGCGCGTGCGCGCGACCTCAGCAACCGCCGAGAGGTCAGCATCGAGACGATCAAGCGCATGGTCGCCTATTTCACGCGCCACGCGATCGACCTCGAGGCGCCCGCCGCGAAGCGCGGAAACCCCGGCTACCCGAGCGCCGGCTACATCGCGTGGCTCCTCTGGGGCGGCGATGCTGGGCGCACCTGGGCGAACAAGATCATCCGTCAAGAGGCGCGAGTCCGCGCCGCACTCGAACGCAAGAAGGAGAGCACATGAGCACCGAAGAAGGGACCGCACCGCAGGAGGACGGCGCCGCCGCCGCCCGCATCCGTCAGCTCGTAGCGCGCGTGAAGGAGCTCGAGGGCCGCGTGGCCGAGCTCCAGCCGCAGGCCGAGGCCGCGGGCAAGTACCAGAGCACGCTCGAGGAGATGCGCGCCAGCAGCAAAGCCGAGCGCGAGGCGCTCCGAGTGGAGCGCGAGATCCTGAGCGCTGGCATCCTCGACGCGGAGGGCGTCGAGTACGTGCAGCACGCCTATAGCAAGCTCCCGAGCGAGGGGAAGCCGCCGCTCAGCGAGTGGCTCAGCAACCGCGATGCACTGCCGAAGGCCGTCCGCGCGTACCTGCCGGACGCGCCGAGCGCTCCTCAGCAGGCGCCGACGTTGCCGTCCTCGACGGCGCCGGCCACCATCGCGCCACCTGCGCCGCGCTCCTCGACGGCGACCGTGCCGCAGGCACCGAGTGAGCCTCAGTCGTGGACCGCCGAGAGCATCGCGCGACTGTCGCCATCGGAGTTCAAGGCCAATCGTGAGGCCATCTTTGCGGCGCTCCGCACGGGTTGACATTCTGTCACAGCGCGCGGTAGGGTAGCGGCGAGGGCGCTGCCCTCCCGCGATCGGGGTCGAGCTCCCGTCAATAAGCGATAGGCGCGGCCAACGTCAAAACCTCCGAAGGAGGCCGATATGGCCAACGAAGTCTATTTTAGTGGGCTCTCGGGCAACGCCCGCCTCGCCGCCATCCTCAACCAGGCCGTCATTCAGAAGCTCACCGACACGGCGAGCCTCGTCAATCACCCCTCCATCCTCCAGCTCCGCGCCATGAACGGATCGGGCTCGACCGTCGTGCAGGTGCCGGTCGTGTCCTGGGGCGCTGACGCCATGGCGGCGGTGGCCGAGAACGCCTCGGTCAGCAACACCGCGCTCACGACCACCAACGCGAACATCACGATCGCGCGTCAGGCGCTGCGCCGCCAGATCAGCGACCTCGCCCAGCTGACCGCTACGGGCATCCCGCTGGATGTGACCGTGGACAACCTCGCCAATGACATGGTCGCCGCGTACAGCAAGCGCGTGTCTACCATGATCTGCGCGCTGTCCTCCGGGTTCTCGACCTCGGTGGGCTCGACGGGCGTGGACCTCTCGGTCTCCACGTTCTACTCGGGCATGTTCGCCCTCCAGCTCCAGAGCGCGAACGGGCCGTTCACCGCCATTCTCCACCCGCAGCAGCTCAACGACCTGATGAGCTCCCTGCGCTCTGAGACTGGCCCCGGACAGTACATCGCGGCCAATCAGGAGATGCTGCTGGCCAAGGGCCAGGGCTTCGCCGGCACCCTGTATGGCGTCGACATCTTCAAGTCCTCGTTCGTCCCGACCGCCAACGCGGGCGCGGACTACCTGGGCATGATGATCGCCCCGGGCGCGATCGGCGTGGCCACCGGCACCGCCGCTCCTGTCATGGGCTCCACGACGGTCGTCCCGCAGTCTCCGATCGTGGTCGAGTTTGAGCGTGACGCGAGCAACGGCTCCACGATCATCGTGGGCTCCGCGTTCGTGGGCGTCGGCGAGATCGATGACGCCAAGGGCGTCGGCATCCTGTCCGACTTCTGATCGCTGATCTACAGGCGCCCGCGCTGGTGGTTACTCTACTGGCGCGGGCGCTTCTGCGTCTGCGACTCTCAAAGAAGGAGACAGCATGGCAGCGACATTCGGCACCGCGGGTAGCGGTCAGTATCAGGCTCAGCCGGCGCAGCGCCCCGCGGCGATGAAGGAGCTCGTGAAGCTCGAGCCCCGTCCGGCGTTCTGGTACATTCATCACCCGGCACGCTGGGTGTTCCGTGACACGGAGTGGCTCCCCTGGCTGTCCACGCTGATCGCAGATCCGGGCGTGTCCAACGTGGATCAGCACGGCAGCACGGAGGCCGCAGAGGTCGCCAAGCGCCGCCGAGGCTGGACGCTGATCCCGTGGGACGCCATCGAGGGCGGCTACTGCGTGTCCTACGAGGGCGTAGCTGGGCCGGTCCACCTGAGCCGCTGGGAGACGCCGAAGCTGGTGGCAGGACAGACCCGCATCGCAAACGACGAGGAAGGGTACTGGGCCTTCTGCAAGTCGCTTGTCGGCAAGCTTATCGACCTGCCCGATCCCGACTTCATCGGCATCCAGATCGAGCGTCAGGAGAAGAAGGTGGACGAGTGGCGCGAGAAGGCGCCGAGCTCGCCCTTCCATCGGGACGCGCTCGCGGTCGAGGAGGCGCTCCTCGAGCGCATGCGGACGGCCATGGACCGCCTGTACAACCCGCCCGCCGATGGCGAGGAGGCCGAGCCGCCGAAGCCGGCGCCCAAGCGCGCACGGGCTCGCTCGTGAGCGGCGAGCGCCCCGGCTACCGGGAGGCGATGGAGCGCATGCAGCGCCAGCTCCAACAGGGCGGCATGCCCGCCGACAAGGCGCGGCAGGTGGCGCAGGAGACGGCGCGCAAGCAGGATCGACGCGAGACGGATAAGGGCCGGTAGGCACTGGAGGTCGCGTGAGCCTGGCAGAGACTGTCTACTCGGCACGGTTCCGATCGACGGAGACGATCGAGCGCGGGCGCACGCAGATCCTCACCTGTCCGACCTCGAGGGCCGGCGCGACCGCCACGCCGACCGCAGGCACGTTCAGTCTCTACCGTCCTGACGGTACGGCGCTCGTGTCCGCGCAGGCCGTGACGATCCCGCCGGCCAGCGTGGCACAGTACAGCCTGTCGGGCGCTACTACGAGCGCCGAAGCGCTCGGAGAGGGCTGGCTGTGTGAGTGGACGCTGACCATGCCGGACGGCGTGGCGCACACGTTCCGCAACGACGCGGCGCTCTGCCGACGCACGCTGTACCCTGTGATCTCGCAGGACGATCTGACGCAGCGACACTCCGACCTTCCGGCGCTGCTGGGTACGGCGACTTCGTATCAGCCGTACATCGACGAGGCGTTCTGGGTGATCTCGAACCGCCTGATCGGCAACGGACGCAGGCCGTACCTCGTGATCCAGCCGAGCGCCCTGCGTGAGTGTCACCTGATGCTCGCGCTGCATCTCGTGTTCCTGGACTACTCGACCAGCGCCGGCGACGGAGGGCGCTGGCAGGCGCTCGCCCAGCACTACGCGACTCAGTACGAGCAGGCGTGGGGCCAGCT